TGGAATTTTTCCACTCACCGAGAACAAACCGCTCAACCTGTTCTTTTGCACTTGAACCCATATACATTCCGATACGTTCACGGACGTGTTGGCGAGCAGTTAAAATTTTAAATTGTTCAGACATATAGAATCATTCCTTAATTATCTTATACCATACTAACAAAGTTTTCAGAACTTGTCAACTACTTTTTTGTTAGGTAAATCATAAACTCGCCACGCATGGCATGAATATCAGCATCATTCCATATACGATTTTTCATTGTATCTTCCATGAAGTTCATATCAAATTGCAATGTATCAATGAGTGGTCGAAGAAATTGTTCTCTAAATTTAATGAATTTTTGAGGACCATCAGTTGATGCTCGAAGGTGACACTCAACCGCAATGTGTTTTACATTATTAATACAGAAGTCGAGATTTTCCTTTGATAAGACATCATATTCTCCGCCTTCGCAATCAATTTTGAGATAGTCGATTTTATCAATATTGAATCTATCAAGAAAATATGCAAATGATTTTACTTCAAACTCATCGGTATAAAATACGTTATCAGTATGACCCATTTCTGAACCAATTGCGTATGGGATAGGTACAACTTTTTGCTCAGGCTCGTCTATTACATACTGCCATGTATTATTTACGATTGCTTTTAAAAATTTTGGGTTAGGTTCAATCGCATAAACCTTTTTAGCACCTCGGTCGAGAGCATGGGCAGTAAACATACCAACGCATGCTCCTACATCCACACATATATCACCGGGTTGTACCTTATACCACCATTCATAATCTTTTCGGACAAAAAATTCTCTATGCATTGTAGCTACGCTTACCATACATAAATCACTCGTATCCATAAATAAATTCAATGCTTTGCCGCTCATTATTGTCTCCTATATTATAAGTTGCCAATCCAATGGCTGCAATCATCACACGGGTCGTCCCACAAATATACGGGCTCCATGCACTTTCCACTTTTGGTTGTTGATGTTGGCTATTTATTATAAATACTCATACTAACTGATTCTATATAAATGTCAATAGGAAAATACCATGCAAACAAATTATCTTGATCCAACCTCCTTTAAGGTTGCAGTTTCACGCCTTCCGAATGTTGAGTTCTTTACTCGGCGAGCAATCATCCCAGGTGTTACAATGTCACCTGTGGCACGGCCATCGCCTATTAGGAATTTATATGAGACCGCGGACCGACTCGAATATGCTGAACTTGATCTAAGTTTTGTAGTTGATGAAAATATGGCAAATTATCAGGAAATCCTATATTGGATGGAATCATTAGGCAAATCAGAAACGACTGATCAGTTTTCTCGTTTGCAAAAATCGGATGATGGCATCACATCCGACGTTACTATTATTGTCGAGAACAGTAATAAAAACCCAAATATGCTATTTACGTTTACCGATTGTTTTCCAACAATTTTATCACCGTTAAGCCTTGATATAACACAACAAGATATTGTATATCCTGAGGCAACAGTTACAATGAGACATAACGGATTTAAACTCACACAAGTTAGTTGACAAAATTCTAATTCTGTGTTAGAATCATATATGATTGAAATAGTGAGGTAAAGAATGAGTACTGATGATATAAGTGCGTTATGGTCGGTTGACTGCAAAATTGACGAAACAAATTTAGCCGGTGAATCAAAAAGAATTCCTGAGCTACATAACAAGTATTACAATTTATATTACAAAGAAGCACTTAAAGTTAAAAAGCTTAAGGCTGATTATAAAGAATTGGAAATGGCAAAGACCGAATGGTTTGATGGTTCTATGGCAATGGAAGATTTAGCCGAGCGAGGTTGGAAACCATACCAAAAGAAAATTATTAGACAGGATATGAATAAATATCTACAAGCGGATAAGGATATTATTAATTTAAGTTTAAAAATTGATTATCATTCTGCACGTGCTAACTTTCTTGAAGATATTATTAAGACCATTCATAGTAGAAATTTTATTGTAAAAAATATTATTGATATTATGAAATTCCAAGCAGGAGATTATTAATATGATTAATATATATGGGCATCCTGTTTACCCAAATTTTGACAACATCAAACCTTCACTGAAAAAAGAACAGCACCGTGTGGTTGAACCAGTTGAACCAGTAACACGGACTAAAAGAGATAAATATACTCATACTAAAGGTGAAATTGTAGATATTGAAGTATAGGATGATATGACTGAAATTGTTAATGTAGAACCAATTAATGCGGTTCATATGAAAGTGACTGCTGATCCGTCAACACGGCAAGAGATTATGAATTATTTCTCGTTTAGACCTGACGGTTATCAATTTGTGCCTTCGTATAAGAACCGTGTATGGGATGGATATATTCGTTTATATCAACCAATGCGTCCTACGTTATATGTAGGTCTATTATCTTACCTCCAAAAATTCTGTGAAGATCGAGAGTATCAACTCAATATTGATGGCGCGTTATATGACCAAGAGCCTGTTCCTGACGATTATGGATATGAAATTGCTCGTGAGATCAACTGTAAATTTGAACCACGTGATTATCAAAACGAGTACATTGTAAATGCTATTCGTAATAACAGATCACTCTCAGTATCACCAACATCCTCAGGTAAATCATTAATAATCTATTTACTGCAGCAGCATTATCATCAAGCGTATGGTCACCGTACTTTGATTATTGTTCCGACAATTTCATTGGTATATCAGATGCAAGGTGACTTTGCAGACTATGGCTGTGATCCTAAAGACATCTATACAATTAAAGGTGGTGTGGATAAGAACACTAATGCACCTATTGTTATATCAACATGGCAGTCACTTATTAAATTACCAAAGGCATGGTTTGACCAATTCCGTGTTGTCCTCGGTGATGAAGCTCACTTGTTCCAGGCAAAATCACTCACTAAGATTATGGAAAAGTTGACCGATTGTAAATATCGCCATGGGTTTACCGGCACATTGAAATCATCGGAATCAAAAACGCATCGACTTGTTCTTGAAGGATGTTTCGGCCAGGTAAAGAAATTTGTATCAACAAAAGATTTGATGGATGCAGGTACTGTCGCTGATTTTAATGTCAAGGCAATTGTATTGAACTATACACCTGAGACCAAAAAGGATTTCAGAAAAGCATTGAGATCTGTTCAAGATACAAGCCGTAAGTATCCTGCAGAACGTGAGTTCATTATTAATAACAATAAAAGAAACATATTCATTCGGAACTTACTTTGGTCACTTAAAGATCAGAATAATCTTGTATTGTTTGATCTCGTTGAAAAACATGGTAAAGTGTTAGAGCCACTCCTTCGGAGAGACGACCGTCACTTGCATTTTGTATATGGTGGAACTAAAGGTGATGAGCGTGAGCGGATTAGAAATCTCGTAGAAAATGATCCAGTTAAACAGCACGATATCCTTGCATCCTACGGTGTATTTTCGACTGGCGTCAACCTTAAGAAACTCGATAATGTGATATTTGCATCTGGTTCTAAATCTGAAATCAAAGTATTACAATCAATTGGACGTGCACTCCGCAAAGGTAATGATGCGGACAAGGCAACACTATATGATATTACCGATGATTTATCTTCAGGATCATTTGAAAACTATACTCTGAAACATTTCCGCAAACGCATTGAAATATATGGTTCTGAACAATTTAATTATAAAATCTATACGGTTAACATATAGTATTGTTTATAGAGCATAAATGCTATTATACACAGTCTGGAATTATTGTCAATGGTTAATTTCAGTTATGTCAGAAAAAAAATCTATTGACAATATCACAGAGTTGCGATATATTAAAACTAATCTCAGTAAAGGAGGATACCGTAATGGCAAAACCTACGAAACCTCGTAAGAAAAATTACGTCAACAATAAAGACTTATATGAAGCATTGATTGCATACAAAGGACGGATTAAAGAAGCAGAGGACAGTGGTGATGAAATTCCACGTGTTCCTGACTATATCGGCAAATGCATTTATCAGATCGCAACACGATTGGCAACTAAACCAAATTTTAGTGGCTATTCGTATAAGGAAGATATGATTAGTGACGGCATTGAGAATTGTCTACAATATATTAATAACTTTAATCCTGAGAAATCTCAAAACCCATTTGCTTACTTTACACAAATTATTTGGTTCGCATTCCTACGCCGTATTCAAAAAGAAAAGAAACAAATGTATATTCGTTTTAAATCATCACAGCAAATGCTTGCGTCAGGTGGTACCTATACAGGTGAAGATGTAACTCTTAACTTAACAACAAATGCTGATTATATGAACTCATTCGTTCAGGATTTTGAAGATAAGTTGGCTAAGGATAAAGCGAAAAAGAAATGAAGATAGCAATTATTACTGATATGCACATCGGTGTACGTGGTGACTCTAAAGTATTTCTGGATCATCAGGAAAGGTTCTTTAGAGAAGTATTCTTTCCATATATTGATGAGCATAACATTAAAACAGTACTTGATTTAGGTGATACGTTTGACCGACGCAAGTTTGTTAATTACGTTACACTTGACCGTGCTAAAAAGATGTTTTTTGACCAGCTGGCAAAACGTGAGATTGAATACCACGCAATCGTTGGTAATCATTCGGTATACTATACAAATACAAACGAAATCAATTCAATGCGATTGTTACTTCAAGAATATAGCAAGTTCCATATTTACGAAAGTAAACCTGTTGAGTTGACATTTGGCTCAACCGATGTTATAATGGTTCCATGGATTACAAAAGATAATTCAGAAGACACTATGATTACAATGGCAGAATCAAAAGCAAATATTTGTATGGGTCACTTTTCAATACAAGGATTTGAAATGCTCAAAGGAGCTATCAATGACCACGGGTTGAAGCGTGAAATCTTTACGCATTTTGAACAAGTATACTCAGGACACTTTCATCATCCATCAGAATATGGAAATGTCAAATATCTTGGTGCACCATATGAAATGACTTGGTCGGATTATGAAGGTCGACGTGGTTTCCGTGTTCTTGATACTGAAACACGTGAGCTTGAATGGGTTCTTAATCCATATGCGGTATATAATAAAATCGACTATGATGATACCGATATGACAATTGAAGATATTGCTAACCTTGATGTTTCGGCAATTAAAGATACATATATTAAAGTAATCGTAAAGACAAGATCAAATCCATATATCTATGATCTGTTTATGAATAAGCTTACCGACTCAGGTGCTGCCGATGTAAAAGCAATTGAAGACTCATTAAACCTTGAAGATGCAGGAGTTGATGAGATCCTAGATGAAACAAAAGACACGAAGGATATTCTACATCAATATATTGAATCAATTGATACAAGTGTTGATAAAGGAAATATTATTAAACTAATTGATGAGTTATATATTGAGGCACAGCAGATAGCATGAAGATTGTATTTAAAGAAGTTCGTTATAAAAACTTGTTATCTTCGGGTAATTCATGGACGGTTATTCCATTAAATCTCAGCAGAACCACACTTATTAGTGGTACAAACGGTAGCGGTAAATCAACATTACTTGATGCTATCGTATTTGGTTTGTATGGCAAAGCATTCCGTAAGGTTAATAAAGCACAATTGATTAATAGTATTAACGGCCGTGAAACTGTTGTTGAGATAGCATTTCAGATCGGTCAGAATAACTTTATGATCCGTCGTGGTATTAAGCCCAATATCTTTGAGATATGGAAAAACGGTGAAATGATTAATCAGGATGCTGCCTCACGTGACTATCAGGCATATCTTGAACAAAACATTTTAAACTTAAATTATAAATCGTTTAATCAAATTGTTGTATTGGGTTCAGCAACATATGTTCCTTTTATGGAATTACCTGCTCATACACGCCGTGATATTATTGAAGACCTATTAGATATTCAGGTATTCAGTACAATGAATTTATTACTTAAAGATAAAGTTAATTCAAACAAAGAACAGATCACTGAAAACAGTTATCAAATGGATTTAACCGAATCAAAATTGAGTCAAGCAAAGGAACACAATGCATCAATTCGTAAAATTCGAGAAGCTGAAGTGGACAAAGTTCGGCTTAGAATGTCCGAGCACATTGCAAAAATTGAAGGAGAAACAGAAAGCATTGGAATTCTCCAGGATAATATTGCAAACCTCACCTCCACAATATCCGATAAAGCTTCCCAAAAGTCTAAATTGGAAAAAGCAAAAAGCATTAGGCGAGATTTGGAAGCCTCATTACGTGGACATACAAAAGAATTAGCATTTTACCATGACCATGATAATTGCCCAACCTGTAAGCAAGGCATTGAGCATACGTTTAAAGAAAACATTATCACTGAAAAAAGTAAAAAGCAAACTGAAATTGAAACAGCGTTGGTGCAACTTGCAGAAAAGGCAAAAGAATATACTGATAGGATTGAAGAGATATCTAAGGTTGAGGATGTAATAACCGACCTAAACTTGACTATCGGTGAACACCGTGTTACTATTAAAATGTCAAAATCTGCATTGGTATCATATAAAAATGAGTTGACACAAGCTGAGGCTGAACTCGAAGAAGTTGATACTTCAAAGCTACAGCAATATGCCGACACACTTACCAATTATGAGGTTGAGCAAACCGATCTGTTTAACCATAAAGAAGTACTCAATATTGTTCAAACAATGCTACGTGATGGCGGTATTAAAACACGGATCATCCGTCAATATATTCCAGTAATGAATAAACTGATTAATAAGTACCTTGGTGCCTTTGACTTGTTTGTTGACTTTCAACTTGATGAAAATTTTAATGAGGTTATCAAATCAAGGTTCCGTGACCAATTCTCGTATGCTTCGTTTTCTGAAGGAGAAAAGCTACGTATTACCTTATCAATTATGTTAGCATGGCGTTCAGTTGCCAAACTACGCAATTCAGTTTCAACCAATCTATTGTTACTTGATGAAACACTTGACGGTGCACTCGACTCGGTAGGTATTGAAAATCTGATTGATACATTACACAATCTTAATTCAGATGATAACATTTTTGTTATCAGTCATCGGGGTCATCAGTTTGGAGACAAATTTGATTCCCATATACGTTTTCAGAAAGTAAAGAATTTTAGTGAGATCACAGCATGAATATAAAAACACTCCACAACGGTATGTCAGTTAATGGCATTAATGATTTAAAAACATCACTAACCTTATATGATGAATTCTTTGTTAAGAACACATATGACTGGTGGTACAAAGTACAGCCTGGTGATATTGTTATGGATATCGGTGCTTGTAATGGTATGTTTACCTGCAAAGCACTGGATCAAGGAGCAGCAAAGGTATATGCTGTAGAGCCAAACCCTATTCTTATTGAAACCATTTTTCATAATGCTATGCCGCATATCGTAAATAAAAAGACAAGCCCTCTGTCTGTTACGAATGCGTTTGTCGGTGGAAATATTGAAAATGGGTTTGGCGACTTTGATAAAGGTAGTGTTCCTATGTTATCATTTAAAGAATTGATTAAACACCTTGAAATACAATACCTAGATTATCTTAAAGTTGATTGCGAAGGCGGCGAGTTCAGTATGTTTAATGAGGAGAATTGGGATTTTCTATCAAATAACGTAAAGCACATTGCAATGGAAGTGCACCTTGACGCATCACCGTCTGCACCTGATATGTTTATCAAAATGAGAGAAAAGCTATTACCAAAATTACAACAGGCAGGATTTCAATTGAATTTCCTTAAACCTGAACATAAAACAAAGATGTGGAATGATTCGTGGATCAAAGGCAAATGGCCAATCGGTTGGGGTTCCTGTTGGATGATATATTTGACAAAAAAGTAGTTGACAGAAACGGAAATCTGTTATAGTATGGACATAACATTGAAAGGATATCCATGTCTAATTTTTACACCTCAGTTGAGCGTTTCGGTAATACCATCCTATGGCGCGGTTATGAAAACGGTAAACGGTTTGAACGCAAAGTAAAGTATCAACCAACTCTGTATATCACCACACAACAAAAAGAATCAGAATACCAATCGCTGTTTACAAAGGCACCAGTCAAGCCGATGTTACAAGATAGTATGAAAGATGCCAAGGAGTTTACCGAAAAGTATAAAGGTGTTCACGGACTTGAGATATGTGGTAATACAAATTATGTCTCACAATTTATTCAAGAAAAGTATCCTAATGAAATTAAATTTGATCCAACGCTCATTAACATTGTCAGTTTTGATATTGAGGTGGATATTGCTGATGGGTATCCTAACATGGATACTGCGGACAAGGAAATCACTTCCATCGCATATAAATCTTCAAAGTCAAACACATATCACTTGCTTGGCCGAAAAGGATATGATAAGCACAAGACCTTAACTGATATTGATACTGATGATATTCTGTGGATGCAGTTTGATACCGAAGAAGCATTACTCAAACGGTTTATTAGTATATGGGTAAATGACTATCCTGATATTGTTACAGGTTGGAATGTTGAATTCTTTGACATTCAATATATTATTACTCGTATGAAAAACCTATTAGGTGAAGAAAAGGTTAAAGAATTGTCACCGTGGCGTTCGGTCCGACCGTATTCCCGTGAGTTCTTTGGTAAAGATCAAGGATCATATCGTATCAGCGGAATTACCGTTATCGACTATATGGATGCCTTCAAGAAATTTGGTTACAAGTATGGTCCACAAGAATCATGGAAACTTGACCATATTGCATACGTTGTGCTCGGTGAAAAGAAAATGGATTACTCTGAATACGGTAACCTGACTAATCTGTATGAGCAAAATCCTCAATTATATCTCGACTATAACCTTAAAGATACTTGGCTGATCCAACGATTTGAAGATGAAACATCATTACTTGAATTGGTTATGACTGTTGCATATGGCGGCGGTGTAAACTATGGTGATGCATTTGGTACAGTTGGTATTTGGGAAACAACCTTGTATCGTAAACTGATTAAAGAAAAACGTATCCCACCAATCAAAGGTGGTCCAGGTCAACGTGCTGGAGAATTGGTTGGCGGTTATGTAAAAGATCCTAGAGTTGGTATGCACCCATGGATTGTATCATTTGATTTGAACTCACTATATCCGCACTTGATGCTACAATATAATATGTCACCTGAAACCTACCTTGAGGATGAGCGTGAAAACGTATCACAGGATATGGTATTGAGTGGTAAATATCAATCAAGCCGTGAGAATATGTCCGTTGCTGCCAATGGTGCTTGTTTTACTAATGAGCACATCGGTATTATTCCTGAAATCATTAATGAGTATTATGGTAATCGTAAGATCATCAAACAAGAAATGCTTGGTGTTGAACAAGAACTCGAGAATGCAACCGATCCTGCTATCAAAGAACAATTGAAACGCAAAGTAAACCAATTGCATAACTCACAGATGGCTATCAAAATTAGTATGAACTCACTATATGGTGCCATGGCAAATGTTTACTTCCTATATTATATTAACGATATGGCCGAGGCAATCACAACCTCAGGTCAATTGTCTATTCGGTATGCTCAACAGTCAGTAAACAATTATCTCAACAAGATCCTTAAAACTGATACTGACTATATCGTATATATTGATACCGACTCAATCTATGTTGATATGGCACCGATTGTAGAATCAGCATTTGGTACTGTTGATGTTGACCGTAAGAAAGGTGAGGAGTTCCTCGACAAAGTTTGTCAGATGAAAATTGAACCAGTGATTGATGCTGGCTATGAAGAACTTGCAAAAAAGATGGGTGCCTACCGTCAAGCAATGGGAATGAAACGAGAAAAGATTACTGATAAGTCGGTGTTCATTGCTAAGAAACGGTACATTATGAATACACTGAATTCCGAAGGTGTTCACTATGAAGAGCCAAAGATTTCAGTTACAGGTTTAGAATCAGTGCGCTCATCAACACCTGAGGTATGCCGTGAGAAACTCAAAAAATCATTCAAAGTTATTATGAATGAAGGTGAAGAAGCAATGCAGCAGTTCATCCAGGATTTCCGTGAAGAATTCCGAACACTTAATCCTGAAGACATCGGACGTAATAGCGGTACCGATAACATTGATAAGTACAAAGTAAAAGGTTCTTATAAGAAAGGTTGTCCAATGCACGTTCGTGGTTGTATTCTATACAACAATCATCTCAAACAGCTAGGACTAAATAAACGGTATGACTCAATCGCAGGTGGTGACAAGATCAAGTTCGTTTACTTGAAAATGCCAAATCCTATCCGTGAAAACATTATTTCGTTTCCAGGAGCATTACCTAAAGAATTTGAGTTGACAAACTACATTGACTATGATAAACAATTTGAAAAGGTGTTCCTCAGTCCGATTGAATCAATCCTTGATGCGATTGGTTGGAATGCTGAAAAAATTAATACACTTGAAGATTTCTTTGGATAAAGGTAACACCATGACAAACACAAAGCTTAATTCACTCGAGGCAGCATGGCGGTATCAGAATACTGTTGTGGAAGCACTCGAAGCTGAGAACGCACCAGACAAATATGTAACTATGGCTAAAAAGAAACGGTTGCAGATCAAAGATAAGATTGCAATTTTAAAAAATGAGGTACTAAATAATGACTGATATGGCACACGATATGTATATGATGCATAATAAATTCGGCGTGGCCGAATGGTTTGAGAAAAACAAAGATGATAAAGATCTTATGCGTAAATACCTTATGTTCCGCATGCTAATGATTGGTGAAGAATACCAAGAAACATTATCAGCTATTAATAATTCAGATGCTGAAGAAGTTGTTGATGGTTTGATTGATATGTGCGTATTCGCATTGGGTACACTTGACGTATTTGGTGTTGATGCAAATGAAGCATGGAACCGTATCTATGAGGCAAATATGGCAAAGGAACCTGGTGTAAAACCTGGTCGACCTAACCGTTTTGGTTTACCTGATTTGTTGAAACCAGCAGGGTGGACACCACCTTCACACGAAGGTAATCATGGTAATTTAGATAAAGCTTTGTAAGTTTTACATTACTGTCACAAAACTTTGAGGTTTCTGTAATAAATAATTTAAGGCAAGGTGGTAAATACCTTGTCTTTTTTATGTGAGCGACGGGGTAAAGCCGTCAAACAAAAGGAGAACTAAATGGAACTACTCACAATGTGGAGTCTTATCGGATTCCTGCTTGCTGCATACGCAGTAATCGCCAACGATTCAGTACAAACTCTCGGTACTTGGATGGCATCAAATAACGAG